TGATTGTGATGATTGTGATGATTGTAGCGAATCGGTGGAGTCTCTGGGTGCTGGTGCTGGTCGTGTCATATCTGGTGCTGGTGCTGGTGTTGTATCTTTCTTCTTCTTCTTGTCCTTCTCTGGGTCTTCTGGATCGGGTGGTGGTTTTCTCTCACACATACATATATTACAATTGTCTGTCAGTCCTAAACGACACTTGATATAACATCTACTTGATAAAATAATCGTCAAAAGACCACCGACACTTGCGAGTATGATTGCCCCACTACCAGCAAGATCGCTTAATGAATAATCATCCATATTACCGAAACTCATTCCTTTGTAGTAATATACATAGTGTATATATTTTGATTTTTTTTATATTTTAGATTTAAATATACTCATCGGTATAATATATGACGAGTTACTGGAAGACTGACGATATTGTGCGCATCGGTGAAACTGAAGTCTCAGTCCCTTCTGAAAATGGATTATCTTATTCGGCGGGTCAAAAGGTCTCTCTATTTATCCCGCCGAGTGTTAAGTTTTTGTCGGGTAAGGATAGTTATGTTGAATTTGATGTCAAGATAAACTTGCCAGCGGGTAAGAAACCGACCCGTCTTCAACTTGATGAAATGGGAGCATCCTGCTTGTTTGAAAATGTGCGCGTCTATGATGGCACTCGCGGTAATCTACTTGAAGAAGTTCAAGATTACAACACCGCTGTGGCGGTTGATTATTCATACAACGCCGATGATAGTCTCCGTAATGTTCGCGCTCTTCAAGAGTGTGCGACCACATATCAACCACGATGTGCTGGTACAGAAGGCACGACCCAGTCTCGTAAGGCAGACCTTCACACTAACCCGTATTTTAAACCCAACCCAGCGGGTAATGTTGTCTTTTCGGACGCGGACTTCTTGACCGCAAAGTGTTGTGTCCCCCTTCATCTCGGATGCTTTCAGGATAAAATATTCCCGTGTATGATGACATCGGGTCTGTATCTTGAATTTGACCTTGCCCCTGCCGAGCGTGTGATTAAGCAGTTGGATAGTGTCTCTGCTTACACCCGACTGAAACTCAGTCCTGTGTTTCAAGGCAAAAACGCGACGGGAGACTCTTGGGGTAATGATGGCACGAATCGTGGTGATATCTTCTTGAAAACAGATAACAATATCAACAGCGTCGCAGACTGCCCTTTTGTTGTGGGTGAAACGGTTGATTTCTGTAATATCGCAACTGGGGCGCTTTATGGATTCGGATCGGCGACCAGTATGAGCGGAGAGATGACGATCGCCAGCATCAGCGTTGATAGTGGATTTGTAAAACTTGTCGTGAATAATGTCAACAACCCTGTGGGTGGCACAGCGCTCACATCGGGTAATTATGTTATTGTCTCTACAGCGGTGTCGCGTGAAGCATCTACTTATGGAGCAACTTACACGGTTTCTAACTTTAATATGATATGTCATCAGATTGACCTTGATCCGTCTTATGAAGCGGGTATGATCGCGAAGGCGCGTGAAGGCAAGGCGATTGAATTTGATATTTACTCAAAGACATGCTATAAACATTCCATTCTCGCTGCCGACAAGCAAGTCGCGTTTCAAGTGTTCGCTCAAAATTCTCGCGCCCAGTCTATGATTATTGTACCTACTGATGCGACCATTTACAACTCTAAGCAACTGATCGCGGGTGAAGGCACTTATGCGATTATCAAGGGCAACGCAAATCAAGATTTAGCACGAGCATCTCACCGCTCGGGATATACGGGTATCAACGATGGTCTCACATCTTCCCAGTATGTGATTGATGGACGCCTTGTGCCATCGCGCCCTGTCTTGACAAACAAGATCGCGACTAAAAATAGTATTGATGCCTTCCACTGCTCGGAGTTAGAGAAAAGTCTCAGTAATGCTGGTATTGACCCGTTGTCTTTTGTAGAGTTTCAAGATAATTTCTGTATGGGTCGTGCCTTCGGTCTTCAAAACGGAGCGACTGACCTACGGGGTAAGGACTTAGGAGTTCAGTTGAAATACGAGAGTGCTGTATCTGTCCCAGAGAAACCTAAACTTTTTAAGACCTTTATTTACCACGTCCGACGACTTACAATTCGTAATGGAGCAGTCTCCGTAGAGCAATAAATAGACATAATGTATATTCATATTGATACTAATTTTTTGTTTATTTTCAAATTTATATACTATCTAACCTTGTATATAATTATGAGTAGTGCGACATCCCGATACCTTGAGATAAGACCCAACAACATTCCGAGTGATGGACGCATATCGTTCAAAAATGGATTTCCTATGTTATCATTCACGATCGCTTCGCAGAATGGATTACTTGACCCATCAACCATCCGTATTGTCGGAGACATGCGTATCTTTAAGGATAACCTTGCCAACCCGACGCCTGTTGTCGCGGGTGATAACCCGAAAATAACTATGGATAATCGTCTGGGTGTATTCGCCCTGTGGGAGCAACTGACGATCCGTCATTCAAAATCAAAGATGGTCTGCGAGCAGATTCGTCATTATAATCGTTATATGTCTAGTTATCTCGGCGTGACATCATCTAAACAAGACCTTGTGGGTCATCTCGGTGAAACTGCCTTGTGTATGCCTAACCCTAAAGCGTTTGTTGATACGGTTGTTGTCAATACTGCTGGGGGGACTCAAAAGAAAGAGTTTAGTTGTCATCTGCCGAGTGGTTTCCTGAGCGGTGGTAATCACATCAACCTTATGGAGACTGCGTTCGGTGGTCTTGAAATTGAAATTATGCTCGCCCCTGATAGTAATGTGTTGTTTTCGGAGACTGAAGTCTTGACTGGTCTTGAAGAAGCACATTATCAACTCCGTGATTTGAAACTGACTTGTGAAGTCGGTGATATCAAACCTGAAGATATGGCGATGATGTCATCGCAGACCACTGGGTCTCTTGAGTATAATACCATCACGGGTCTCTATACTTCTGTCAATACTAACAACGCTCAGATCCAGTATGATGTCGCCTTACGCCAACTCCAATCTGCTTTCTTGACATTCTGCCCGTCTAATCATATCAACACTCTCGCTCAAAACGGTCTCGCAACAACATACCCAGCATCAACTGGTAATGTACTCGGTCATTTCACTCGCGTTCAGTTTTTACGCGGGGGTCAAAAATATCCAGCAGACTTTGATTATGTAACCAATATCTCCTTTGATGGTAATGTCAGCACCGTTGACTCCCAACTCGCACGTCTTCAACTTGAAAGCATAATCCCTGAATATCAACTTGATCGCACATCCGCTTCACCTGTCAATCTTAATCGTAATTACGATCTCTCGGGCGTGGGCACGGGAGCGACATCATACAAAGTTCAACCCGATGGTGGCGCCTTGTTTGCCATCGGCGTAAGATACTCACAATTCAACAGCGGTCAAGACTTTAGTCGCGAGCAGTTCGGTGTCAGTTTAGAGTCCAACCTTGCGGGCGATTCACCCCAGTCAGTCTTCCTTTTCTTGAAGGCACGGGCAACCCTGATGTATAGTCCCACTGGCGTCCAAGTCATCCAGTAGATTATTATTACCTACGATTATTTTAATATTTTTTTACTCTATAAATATACTATATGTATATTTATAACTATGGACGGCGATTCTCAAACCCAGACTGATGTGAATCCAAGTGCGTCAGCACAAGTGACTGTTTCTGGTGGTATTCCAGATTTTATCCGACTAGACCAGATCCCCGTGAATTATATTCAGCAGGTTGAAACTGACCTGCTTGAACCTGTAGTCAATAACGATCCCACGCTCGGTGATGGTTTCTGTAGATTTCAATTACAGCGTAAAGGTTTTCTTCACTCGCATTCTAAACTCTTTTTAAGTCTTGTCCCTGCTGGGACAAACGCAGAAGCGATGCCCCCTGTGAATGTGGGTATTGGATCTGTTATTAAAAAGGCGGTGTTGAAGGTCGGTAATCAGGTCATCAACGAGATCGGTGACTGGCAACATCTTCACGCGGTCAAGTCATCGTTGATTGCGAATGAATTAAACAAGGAGCGCGAGCAGTATCTCACGGGTCGCTCGTTGTGTCATAAGTTTAAATATGACAAGACTGGAGACCTTGCGGGTCGGCAAGCAGATGGTATTATCCTTGATAATGGTGTTGAAGAAGGCGGTCGTCTCACCGCCAACAACACCAGTCCTGTGGATGCCTTAGTGATGGATGGCACTTCGGCAGTGACAATCGCCGAGTCTCCATCTTACGCGGTTGACCTTTCGGATCTCTTCCCTTTCTTGAAGGTACATCAACTCCCCTTGTATATGATAGAGCAACCTGTAACTATTGAATTGACATGGGCGCCACAGATTTCTTCGCGGGCGATTGTATCATCGGACGGCAACGGCGGTCTCCCCTACGCACTTGATCCGAATGAAACTAAATTTATGGCGGATTATATCTTCTATGGATCGGGTGATGAAATGGAGCAGTATCGTCAAGCGAACCAAGATATGACATTCTCATTTGTAGATTATCGCCTGAACGCAGCGACTATCCCCGATATGAGCGGAGCGGGTGGCACGACGATTATTAGAAATCTCGGTATGGCAAACCGAATGGTGACCCGTGTGGTAACTGTTTTCTCACAGCAGTCAACGGCATCGGGTCAGTTAGCGGGTGCTTTCAGTAGTAAAGCACCTGTAAGGGCGGTTGATGGATCGGTCGGTGTATTCAAATATAATGTCAGATATAATGATAGATTTGAATTCGCCAGCGATGTTGAAAACACGGCGCGTCTCTTTTCTCTTCTCACGGACGCAGAAAGTGTCCCTTTTGTGACGCGTGAAGAGTTTAGTAACGCGGGCGCTCTATTTGTTGCTGGATCTACTATGATCGGTCGCTCTCAACCCCTTCTCGGCGGTGAATTCTTCTATAACAGCACACGACTGACGGGTGGACGCGTGGGTCATCGGGGTATTGAATTACACATCACGGGTCAGATGCCTGCGACGGCAATCACCCTACGATCGTATTGTGAATATCTTCGTGTTGCTCGCCTACGCAATGGTAAATTTGAATTATTCAACGCGTAAATATAATATACACTATGTATATTATGAGAGAAGTT